ATGTAGTCGCACCGTTATTTAATCCTGTTATTAGTTTAAAACTTTTAGCATCACAGTATTGATCAGTTAATACTACTGATCCTGCTGTAGATACTTTAAATGTGATTGGTGAGTCACTATCATTTGCGACTATTACTTTACCACCGCCAGATCCACCAGCTGTTGTAATTGTGCCTGATTGTGTACCGCCTACACCTGCGGCTGTTAATGTTACTGTTGCCATTATGTAGCTCCTGTTTGTTGTTGTTGTGCTGGCTGTGGTTGTTGAAGCCTATCAACTTCACCAATTAACTCTTTAGCCATCATAAGTATTTGTGAGTAATCAGGTCGTGGCGGTAATTCCACACCTTCTTTTTCTGCTTTAATTTTTAGCTCAGTCCACTCTTGGAAGTGTCTGTCTATTGATACTGCTAGTTGTTTTGCATTATCATCCATTGTATTTTTAGTTTGAGCCATAGTAAATCTAACATTAGCTTCATTTTGCCTAGCTTCTGTCTGGGCTTTTTCATCATCTAATTTAGATTTCATTTCAGCAGATTTTGATTGCTGATCTAAAGCTTGTGCGGCTCTTTGTTTAAACTCGTCTGTAGTGTAGTCTACTAAAAAGTCATGTGAATCTAATCCTAAAGATTCTATAACTTTAGTTGCTAATACTGCAGGAGCTTCTGGTTTTATAACCATACCTTGACCTTGGTTATTTAAAGCTGGTAGTATTTCACTTCCTACTTTAGTAAACTTTTGCAATAAGTTGCTATTAGAGTTTTCACCTAAGTCTAAGAATATATCACAATCCATCTCTGCAGGTAAGTCTTTTGGATTTATAGAATAAAATACTCCACCATCCATCATACTAATTTTTCTATTAACACAATCTTGCATAGTTAAGTATACACCTTGTACAAGCCTTTTTAAACCAGTTTCAGCAAACCGTCTAGCAATATGTTGTATACGTTTCTGAGATGCTGTTTGAACAGCTGCCACTTTAGCTTCGGAATTCCCAGAAACATACAACGTATCATTTAACCCTTGAGCTGCTTTACTCATACCTGTAGCTTGTTCTTTTATAGTCTGTAAATGTGCCAATAAAGGTACAGTTCCAGTTGATATAATCTCAGGTGGCAAAGCAGATACTGCACCAGCTGGATTACCATTGGTAGGTATAATTTGTTTAGGTCGCATATTCTGCAACGCTGAAAAATCAACTACATTAGGATCAGCCAACTTAGGTGAGTAGTTAGTTAAATAAGTATTCTCAACAAACCCACGTAAAATAGCAGTGGATGCAAGTGTTGAACTCCTTGTAAAGTCAGCCATCGATAAACCATAGAATTCATGAGGTATGTCTATTGGAGTAATAGAAGCTAACGGTATCATGTCAACATCTTCTTCTAATAATATATGAGATCCTGCAGTCATTACTCTTTTTAATTCAGCAATACCATCGCCATCTCTATCTACACTAATCCAACATTCAGTTACAATAACTGGTCTACTAGCTTCTAAAGAATATGTATCATCTGTTTCAGTACCATGCCAATACTCTTGACCAGTTACTTGTTTACGAGAAGATATTTCTTCAGAATACCCACTAGCTCCTAACCAATTCTCATCATGGCTAAGTTCATCCCATTCATCATCATCAATATTAGATGAAACTTCAGGCCAATACTTTCGTATTTCTGATCTTGTCATTTCAGTTTGTATACCCACAAAGGATGCATCTTCTATAGATGTAGCATCACGAGATATTCTAAATGATTCAGGAGGTATGTTATCTATTTTAACTCTAGACTTATCTATCTTACGTCGTATTCTTACATTAACATATATTAGTTGTGCATTTGGTTCTACTCCACCTAGTGGATCGTCTTGACCAAACTTATTTTTAAACTCTAAGTCACCAATAATTTCTACATTCTCATCAGAGAGTAATACATCTAATCTATCTTGATCTATCTCTTCATATTCTTCTATTTTATATTGGTAATCTTCTATATAATCCCATCTGATAACACCATTTTTCCAAAGTAATGCAGATTTAAACCAAGTTTGTAGGATTTCCCACCCTTTGTTTTGTTTAAATAAAGCATAATTAGTTACCATAGATGCATTTCTAGCTTGCTTATATGAGCTTGCATTATCATTTATTGGTATAAATCGCGCCAGTTTTTGATTAGACAAAAACAAATCAGACAATACAGCAGTATACGCTTCCACTACTTCTGTAGTAGAGGTGTCTACAATAGTAGATACACCTTGCGGAGCTAAATGTAGCTCTGGTACTCCTGCATATTCATATGTAGATCTCTGTCTTTCTCTTTGTAAATCAGAAGAGTTTAACCAATCACCAGTAGTATTCTCTACTCCAGACTCAATTAGGTTTAATAGTTGCTCGTCAGTTACTTTTTCTTTATATCCTGTACTAGCCATTTACTGAACCTCTCGACCACGTTGGAGTTTTAGTTGTTTGTAAATCTTCTATAGAGTACTCACCTGCTTTAGGCATCTCTCTAGGTTCTTTATCTTCTGTGATTTCTTCTTTAGGCTTAACAGCCTCTTGTATATATCTTGACATAGTAACCTCCTAGGTTCTATCTATCTAACAGGCTACTAGCCTTATTATGTGGTGGTCTATCCGCTGACTACCACCGGAGTCGTGAGGACATTGCGGAAACTTAATCTGAGAGTGGGTTATCCAAAGCTTCTTGTAACCTTTCAGTTAGCTTATCCTCTAGCTTCCTCATACTAGACTCTATTCTTGCTTCGGTTTCTCTCATTGTATTCCTTACATCTTTCTCAGCATCTCTATTTAAAGATTCAACTTCTCTAAGAGATGCAGTGGTATCTTTTTGTAATTCATTCATAGAAGCCAACATAGTTTCTAATGAAGCATCTATTAATAGTTTAGTTTCCCTAACACTATCTACAGACTTCTCAACCTTAGAATCTATTTTATCAATGTAGCCTTCCATCTTCAGTATGTCTTCACGTAGATCATCTTTTATATCTCGTGTATAATCGATTGCTTTATCTAACTTAGTTTGAACTAAAGTGTTTTCAGACTGTATAGAGTCTATATCTATATTCTGAATAATCTCTTTCATATCCATGTAGTCTTTGTAAAATTCAAAACCACCCCATAGTCCACCACCTAGTGCCGACACGATTGGTACAATAAGCATGAGTTTCCCACCTTTTATGGTGGCTCCTCCAACTTCTATCTCTGTTGCCATAATGTCCTCCTAGTTCTCAAAGGATAAACTTCTTAGTTGGTTTATCTCTTGCTGTAGTTTCATAACTTCTAGTTCTTTCTTTTGAAGTTCAAGTTCGTATAAGCGATTACAATCAATTCTATTCTTGGCCCGCTTTCCAAGCGGTATTGTTATCTTAGAGTATACTCCAATATCACCAACCTGTTGATGTCCTGTAGTTCCTCCTTGGATAATACCAGTTACTCCAAACTCTATATTAGTTGCAGACCCTATTGCGTTACTACAATCTAGTTCCCCTGCACGAAATTTATCTGCTTGGAAACTTGTAGTAGAATTAGGTATCGATAAACTTAAAGAGTTAGACGTTGAGTCTGCATAAGTTCTACTATAACTGCAACTGCAAACAAGAGTAACTAATAAAAGTATTAAGTATATCCTCATTTACTTGTCCTTTATTTTTGAGCAAACCCTCGATGTTATTAAAGAAATTTGATTAGTCTCTTTGAATAATTTTGATTGTGTACAAATGTATACTACTTTATCTATGTCATTAGATTTTATATATACATTAAATGTTTTATATCTATTAAAGCCTATCTTTATTATCTTATCTGTAGAAGCAAAAGGAACAGGTTTAAAATCAAATGTAAATACTTCTATTTGATAATACTGTACCTCCTCTCTTCTATTAAACAGTTTCATTTTAGTAACTGATACACCATCTATATATGATGTTTTTAACTTAGGGTAAGCTGGTGTCATTTCATGAGCATAGCTTTGAAACGCAGTACACAAAACAAAACAAAAAGATAATATTATTTTGCTATACATTCTGCTACTATAAGTGCTGTGTAGTTACCTGCTGGTAAAGACTTAGTTGATCCATAGCTTGCTTCTGACTCAACAGTAAACCATGTAGATCCTGCTAATGTCATATTAAATTCTGTTACGTTGTTGTAAGTTACCTTCGCAGCTTCATAAGCAGACATACCTGCTACACCTACTGCACCTACAACAGTACTACCTGTCCATGAGACTGCATCTGTCAACGTAGGACTAGATGAGAAACTGTTAGGATGTGTGAACTTAGTTTTATAGTAATCAGCTTGCGCTATATCAACACGTATACTAGCCTTAACTCCACCATCTGAAGGTTTTGTAGTTAGCTTGTATGGTAGTGGATGTCCATATACACCTGCTGTTTCTGTCCATATTGAACACTTAGGTTCTACTGTACCTGTAATAGGTGAGTCAACTGCCATTGCAGCAGTTGCTGGCATTAAGAACGCTAACGCTGTTATTGTTTTAATATCCATGTTATCTCCATTCATTCATATTGAGATCGAACCATTGTTCTATGAACCTTATCTTGGGCAAGGTTTCTCAACGCTTTAAAATTATCTATAATGATACCATCTTTTAACTCAACAGTTTCTTCATAAGTTCCACCGTTTATCGTCGCTCCATAGTATGCATCTAGGGTTCCTGCTGACATCATCTGCGTCATCATCAATAACTGTCTTGTTGGGTTCGCAATTTGTTCAGCCGCACCTGCTACCGCAAGTGCTTTCTCTATTTTCAACTCTTGTTCTTCTTCTTCCTCTTTAGCTTTCTCTTCTTCTCTTTCTTCTTCCTCTGCAGCTTCTGCTTTCTGATCTAATTGGAACTGTACCCAATCATCATAGTAAGGATCATTTATATCTGGTTCATTATCTATTAAACCATTATCAAGAAGATATTTCATAAGAGCGTCTTCATATCCCGGACAAGAAGAATCTGTTAATGGTATGGCACACGTATCATACATGTAATTATAAGCAACTATAACGTCGCTCAGTTCTCCATCACCATCTACATATATACTACCATCTCCAAAGGACGTACCTAACGTAGGTGTAATTGTATCAAATCCTAACTTTGTATTACTAGGTACTTGATCCCAATTATCATGTCTCTCATAGATATTACCTACACCATTAGTATTTTTATTAACTATAGATACTGTAGCATCTGTATTAGGATCTTTAGTTATCGTATACTTGTGGTATATCCCTTGAACTTTTAATCCTGCTTCAGGTGGTAGTATCTTTGTCATATCCCATTTGTAACCATTCGTAGTTACATTATTTGTTCTTTCGTATATAACATCAGATAAGCAGTAGGAGGAGAGCAAGCAAACCACCGACGCCAGCAGCACCTTTGGCAGTATTCTTATCATCATCTGACCACTCCTTATTCTTTCCTGTTTTAGCACCCGGTATTAAATGTGGGTTATTCTTCCATGCTTCTTTAGCTGGTAGACCTACAAGTCCGTCGTATGGACAAGGAGTACCTGCATTCATCATGGATTGAAATATTCTTTTGTCTTGGCACATCACCGATACGGCTGCCACCTTCATCCCCATATCATACAGAACCTTTGCATTCTTCAGTCTCTCACAGTTCATATCTCTAACTGTAGCTCCTGCAGATATACCTAGTATCTGGGTCTGTACGGCTCCTGCAACTCCAACGGTACACAAGTCACTATTAGAATTATTAATCGTAGGTGACATTGCTGATGGAGGAGGAGACTTTACTGTAGTCTCTGATGACATAGTAGAGTTAACATTAGAGTTAGTATTACTATTTGTCTCAATACAGTTAGCATTCGTACTACTATCACATCCCTCTGCTCTTAAAATACTAGCTGTTAACAGATAAACAAGAAAAACAAATACTGCTGTTTTTACCCACATTCGGATATACAATAGCTTTCCTTTATTATCTTTAGATTGTAAATACCTCACGATACTCTCCTGTGTCCTTTTGTCTTCTTAGCAATCTTCTTTGGTTGTTTGCTAAATTGTTTCCCTTTCTTTGTGTCTGCTCGTTTCTTACGAGTTGTTGCAGCATACTCTGAACTAGACATAGACTTAATGGCACTAGAGGGTAAGTACCTTTCACCAGTAGCTTTACTACCTTGTGTTGATGGCTTACCAGATTTAGTACGCCACTTCTGTTTAGTCCAAGACTTTAATGATCTTTGCGATTTCGCTAGGGGCATTATCTATATCCCCCACCTTTTTCTTTATATCTTTTAGCAAGCATCTGGGCTTTACGTGCAGACCACTGTCCGGGTTTACCACCCTTACCACCAGCTTTAATAGATCTAAATAGGTTAGCTCTCATAGTAGGTTTTGTATAATTACCTGCTGCGTTTACTTTTGATTTAGTTTTTTGTTTAGGCATATAAACCTCCTATGTTTCTGTTGGTATAGAGAAACACCATGTCTCTACTGACTCCGCATTGTCAGGAGCAAACTCCCATAGCTTTCTATGTACATCATGTTTTACTACCATACAGGCTTCATGTGTAGGTAACAAATGAGGGTATGCTTTTACCATACATTCTTCGTTTGTAAGACATAATAATGCTAATACAAAGTACATTATCTCGCACTATTCTTAGTGAACTTTGCGTCTTTTTTAAATATAGGAGCGCGTTTAGGTTTAGTAGATTGTTTCTGTTTAAAATTTTTCCCAGTCTCTGTATAAGATTTAGTATTTTTAGGCTGAGGTGTTGGCTTTGCGGCAGGTCGTTTACCCTTAATAGATCCAGCTTGTGACTTTCTAAATGTAGGATCTAGTTTATTTGTCTTCGGTCCTGAAGTTATTTTTTGAGATGCTGCTTTAACTTGTCTTTTTCCATATTTTTTAATTGCTGCAGTAGCTCCATGTTTTGCTAAATACCTTCCTACTGTTGCTATTCCTGCTATCACTATCGGTGCTGGCATAATAAATTCTCCTTTTCTATATCTAGTATTCTCTTTAAGGGGTATATACAATTAGCAAGAACACCAGTTTATTTCTATGTGTGGTAGTCCATTTCTTTCTGTTAAGTATATACACTCTGATGGTACATAACCTTCAAAGAATTTCTCTAGTAATGTATCTACCATTGAGTATTCTTTTCGATCTATAGCCAATTCGTCTCGTCTTGGTTCCATTCAACTGTCCTCTGCTTCCAACTTACGTTTGATGTTTGTAGTTTATCCCAGTGAGTCCGTAGAACTTCTGCACATATCGCTAGAGATATTACAGTATCGTCGTAACATCCCGGAGCTGCTTCTGTTTTACCAGTTTCTGTAGAGATATAGTCCTTTAATTCCTGTATCATAACAGGAGAAGGGATAAGTAACTCCTCATTCTCTATGAGATTCTTAAGATTCCCTATAATTGCAGGTTTTGTAGCTGCAGTTGTCCTAAATCCTAGGCGCATTCCCTCTTCATTACTCACATTTGCAATTTTAGTCTGTCTATATAGGTTAATGTAGTCCATTGACTCCAGTTTCTGCAGCGTTGCAATGCCCATAGAGTTAGATTCTACTGCAAGTAGCGCATTATTGTAGTATCTTCCTAGATAAA